TATTATTTGTATTTAAATTACCACAAGGTACAGAAATATTTCCTAAACAAACTCAATTAAAATCAAGTGATGGAACTGTATCAAATGGTAACTTTATAAATTTACCTTACAATGGTGATGATAGAAAAGCATTAGATGTAGATGGTACATTAATGCCTTTTCAAAAATTTGTAGAGACAATTAAATTAAATTTAGTTAATCCAGAAAGTTTTAAAAAAATAAAACAAGATTTAGTTTATAAAGAATTAAAAGGTGGTGGAGAAGAATTTGAGGATGGTCCACCATGTCTACAAAAATTAACTAAAGAACAAATGACATTTAGTGATGGTAGAGATCGATTCTTATATAACTACATGGTATTTGCTAAAAAGAAATATCCAGATACTTGGAAGAAAATGGTTTTACAAGCAGGCAGAAAATATTTTTCTTTTGATGAACATTGGACAGATGATCATATTAAATCTAAAATATCTAGTTGGGAAAAACAGAAGAAAGGTTTTACTTGTACAGATCCATTACTAGAACCTAACTGTATGAAAGCAGTTTGTGTTAAAAGAAAATTTGGTGTGTTATCTGATGGCAAACCTAATTATCCAACTCTAAGTAATTTACAGAAAATAAATTATAAACCCAATCCAGAATGGAGAGTAACTGTAGAAAATGATGAAGGAGAAACTATACAACTTCATTTAAAAAATACATATAAACTAACACAAGTACATGAATTTAAAACTGTATTATTTGAACAAGCAATTATTGTAGCACCTACTATTAAACAAGATCAGTTTGATAATATGTTAAAGTTTATAAGTTCAAAAGATAAAATAGAAATTATAGAACCTGCAGAAGGTACAAGTCCAATAGAAGTATTGAAGAAATTATTAGAGAAACATATATTCGGGGCTCAGGCAACAAGCTTCATGTCTTTTGAAAGTGGTAGACCTTTAGTGGAAGGTGAGTTTGCATGGTTTATTTTTGATAAATTTTATGACAAACTCAAAAACGAAGAATGGAAATATGATGCACAGAAAACATCTTACATGATTTCACATGAACTATTTAATCATGAAGATCCAGATACAAACAATAGAGCAATGTTTGGTAAAGCTAAAAGATATCCTGGTAAAGATGATAATGGTAATGCATTTAAACCAATTAGAGTTGCAAGAATACCTTTATTTATTTTTGATAAACCAGAAGAAATAAACGAGACTATACCTATAGAAAGAGAAGATCAGATTGTATGATTTATAAATACTATGGTCCTCCAGGCACCGGTAAAACATATCGTTTAATATCTAGAGCTAAAGCATACGCAAGAAAAGGAGTACCATTAGATCGTATAGGTTATTTTGCTTTTACTAAAAAAGCTGCAGATGAAGCAAAAGAAAGAATGCCATTTGAAAATAAAAAATTAAAATATTTCAAAACACTTCACGCATTAGCATTTGAAAAATTAGAAATGATACAAGATGATATTATGCAACCTTATCATTATGAAGAACTAGGTAAGAAATTAAACTTACAAGTAAAATTTTATGATCGTTATAATAAAGATGAATCTTTTTATTTAGGTTTTGAGAATCCATATTTTCAAATAATTCAGAAAGCATTTAACCGATGTGTTGATGTTGAAGATGAATTTAATTTAGAAGAACATGACCCTAAAGATGTTTATTGGAAAACACTAGATCATATCTCTAAGAATCTAATTAATTATAAAACAACAAAACAATTATATGATTTTAATGACATGATTAAAATGTTGACAGATAAACCAGAAAAGATTCCAGAGTTTGATGTTATCTTTATTGATGAAGCTCAAGACCTATCCCCATTACAATGGAAACTCTATGATGTTTTAAAAACAAAAACTAAAGATATGTATCTAGCAGGAGACGATGATCAAGCAATCTTTGCCTGGGCAGGAGCTGATGTTAAAAGATTTATAGAAGAACCTGCTAAAGAAAAAACATTAATCTATTCTAAAAGAATATCTAAATCTATACAGGAACAATCTAAGGTAGCCATAGACAATATATCAGGCATCAGGAAACATAAGATTTATCATCCTAGAAACTATAAAGGTAAATGTGAAGATATATATAATATAGATGAAGTTAATTTAACTAAGGGTAAATGGTTAATACTATCTAGAACTATATCTAAAGTTTTAAAAATTTCGGATATGTTAATAGAGAAAGGTTTTTATTTTGAAAGCAATCGAGGTAAAAGTATAAAAGTTACATTGTACAAAGCTATGAATAATTATACGGAATGGTGTAAAGGCAAAGAATTATCTGAAGCAGAAGTAAAAGATATTAAAAGTTATACTGGAGAGGTTGAATGGAATAAAAAAGTAAATTGGTTTCAAGCATTTAAATTAGCTGATGATGAGGATAAAGAATATTTATTACGTCTTATAGAGAATAAAGAAAATTTAGATGAACCTGCTAGAATTTGGCTTTCTACCATACATGCTATAAAAGGTGGTGAGAAAGATAACGTAATTCTTTGTTTAGATATGGGTGATAAGGTCATTAAATCAATGAACCGAAGCCAAGATAAAGCTGACGAAGAACATAGAGTTTGGTATGTGGCTTATACACGTGCTAAAAATAATCTCTATAAATTAAAACTAACCAAAACAAGAAAGACCTATCCACTATGACAAATAAAAAAATGTTTGATGATATATTTCCACAAGATAAACAAATTGGCGGGAGTCACTACAAAGACTTTCACATTCAACCTTATGAATTTATTTCTAAGAATGAGCTTTCCTTCTTTCAAGGAAACGTTGTGAAATACGTTTGCAGATACTTGAATAAAAATGGAATACAAGATTTAGAAAAAATAATTCATTACTGTGAATTAGAAATTAAAAAAATGAAAGATATGGGTAAAAAGTGAGAGATATAGATTTACAATTAAACATATTTACTGGAGATGTAGATGTTATCTCTCCAACACAAAAGGGTGTAAAATATTGTAATACTTGTAAAAAAGATTTACCTGTAGAAAAATTTGGTCTTTGGTGGAGCAAACGTGGAGAACATGCAGATGCTGCAGGTATTAAAAGAAATGGTTCATGTAAAGATTGTATAAATAAAACTACTAAATTAATTAAACAATTAAAACTTGAAGCACCACCAAAACCAGAAGTTTGTGATTGCTGTGGAATAACTATAGAAGAATTAAAAAGAAGAGGTGATAATAGGGAGTATGGTGGTTTTCAATTAGATCATGATCATGATACTTTAAAATTTAGAGGATGGATTTGTCATAATTGTAATCAAGGACTTGGTAAATTAGGAGACAATTTAGAAAGTGTATGTAAGGCAGCTCTTTACTTATCTGAAAATAATGTTAATAAGATAATAGAAATATTAAAGAAATTAAATAATGATAGTACCACAAACTGAATGGCTAATGCCAACTGAATTTCCTGATCTAAGGAATGCAGATGAAATAGCAATTGACTTAGAAACACGTGATCCAGATTTAAAAAAGATAGGTTCAGGATCAATAAGAGGTAATGGTGAAGTTGTAGGTATTGCTGTAGCTGTAGATGGTTTCAAAGGATACTTTCCTATAGCACATGAAGAAGGACCAAACTTAGATCGTAAGAAAACTTTAGAATGGTTTAAAGATATTTGCGAATCACCTGCTACAAAAATATTTCATAATGCGATGTACGACGTATGTTGGATACGTAGTTTAGGTATAAAAATCAATGGTTTAATCATAGATACTATGATTGCAGCATCACTTATAGATGAAAATAGATTTTCATATACACTCAATACTTTGTCATGGCATCATTTGAGCGAAGGAAAAAATGAAACAAAATTATTAGAGGCTGCAAAAGAAAGAGGATTAGATCCTAAAGCAGATATGTGGAGATTACCTGCTATGGAGGTTGGAGCATACGGGGAAAAAGATGCTGAACTAACTCTAAAACTTTGGCACAAATTAAAAAAGATAATTGTTGAAGATGATCTACAAAATATATTTAATCTTGAGACTGATCTATTTCCTTGTTTAGTTGATATGCGCTTCCTAGGGGTGCGGGTAGACGTGTCCAAAGCCAATCAATTAAAAACAGCACTGGCAGTAAAAGAAGAAAACCTATTACAACAAATAAAAATAGAAACAGGAGTAGATACTCAGATATGGGCAGCGCAATCAATCGCCAAAGTTTTTGACAAACTGAAGCTACCTTATAGCCGTACTGAAAAGACTGACTCTCCTTCATTTACAAAAAATTTTATTTCTAATCATGAAAATCCTGTAGTGAATATGATAGCAGAAGCTAGAAAAATAAACAAGATTAGAACTACATTTATTGATACTATTCTAAGTCATGAACATAATGGTAGAATTCATGCGGATATAAATCAAATACGTTCTGATGATGGTGGAACTGTAACTGGAAGATTTAGTTATGCAAATCCAAATCTACAGCAAATTCCTGCCAGGGATCCTGAAACAGGGCCATTGATTAGAAGTTTATTTATACCTGAAGAAAATTGTAAGTGGGGAACTTTTGATTACTCGCAACAGGAACCAAGATTGGTTGCACACTATGCATTAAAATTTTCTCTACCATCAGTAAATAAAATTGCAGACTCATATGAATCTGATCCATCAACAGACTTTCACAAAATAGTTGCAGAGATGGCAAACATTCCTAGATCACAAGCAAAGACAATTAATCTTGGATTGTTTTATGGAATGGGTAAAGCAAAATTACAAGGAGAGTTAGGAGTAACAAAAGAAAAAGCAGAAGAATTATTTACACAGTATCATAGTCAAGCTTCCTTTGTTAAACAGTTAATGAATAAAGTTATGAAAGCTGCAGAAGCAAGAGGACAAATAAAAACATTATTAGGTAGACGTTGTAGATTTCCTAAGTATGAACCTATACTTAGAGGTGCAGATTGGGGACATTACGTACCACCAGAAGATGATGAACGTATGAGAGAGCTACAAGAAATGGGTCCACACCTAAAAGATTTTGAAGGTAATGTTATCACCGATAAAGATGGTAATCCTAAGAAAAATTATTGGTATCAAAATTCAACACGTAGAGCATTTACTTACAAAGCTTTAAATAAATTAATTCAAGGGTCAGCTGCAGATATGACTAAGAAAGCTATGGTAGAACTTTATAAAGAAGGTTTATTAGCCCATATACAAATACATGATGAATTAGATTTTTCTATTGAATCAGAATCACAAGCTGTTAAAATAAAACAAATAATGGAACAAGCTGTAGAGTTGGAAGTTCCTAATAAGGTTGATTATGAATCGGGTCCTAACTGGGGCGAAATTAAATAATATGGGGAACTATGGCTTATTTGAATGCAGATATACCACCAATCTATTGCAAAATAAGGAAGGAGTATCTTTATGACTTTACCGGACATCATGGAGAAAGTGAAGACTGCGTTATCTTCGGGCTGGCAAGCATTAGTGGGAAGGCGCTCTTATTTCATGCGATGCTACCGAATGGTGCGGTCTTTTATAGATTGCCTATCAGCGCATTTTTCCAAGAACGTTTTTCTAGATCCGAAGTGCCGGATATGCCAATCGACGAGTTACAATTGTGGAATTGTTTTAGTTATTATCCTAGCGTGCATTGCTTTAGTTGGTTGGATCGAGTAGACGGAAAATTTTTAGGAAAAGATAAAAAATTCTACAAAGGTCAATACTTATTTACGGTTGACTGGGCACATCCAGAGTCTAATATATTAAACACGGAACATTCTGAAATTCCGCAAGAACATAAGTGCGCTCATATTATGGCACTTGAAAACGGCAACTATGCTGCACAGCCAAATAACAGAATCATTTGGCATATAAATAGTTACACAACTAAAAACGATTGGCCGGATTATAAAGTACAAACTACAGTCTGGGATGTCGAAGCAGGTGAATGGGTAACAGAAGATTCTGATAAAATGTTTTACGATTTGGAGAAAAAAGATGGCTAAGAAAAAATATTGTAATGTTTGCGAACATGAATGTCACTGTGTTGGTAAAGGATACTTTATTCAAAGTAATCAATGTGGTACATGTAT